GCCCGGTGAGACCTTGACAACGGTTTCCTTCCTGGGGGCCACTCCTCCTATCGAAAGGTAGGAGTGGGGTTGTCCCCCCAGGATGTCCCAAATCATATGGAAAGGAAGATTGAGATGCCAAATCGCATTAGGACTGTTCGTCCTCGATACGATGATCGGCGTGAGAGGCGTATACGACGTCTTTCTCGTTCCGGTTTGTTCGACCCACGTCTGCGGGCGGGGATTCCGGGCTATCTTAGCCCGTTGCCTACAAGGCATTCCCTAAACAAAGAAATAAGTCGACGACGTAAGCGCCGTTATCAACGGCGTCACCACGATTGTGGTGAGACGTTCAGCCCGTTGAGGGTTCGGCGGGGAGAGTTCTCCGCGCCTCCGAAGCATGCCGCCTACGGGCGGTATCGTGAAGAGGCTCAGCCGCGTCAATCAGGTATCATCGGTGTCAATAACCTTATTGCCGCCGATGGTCACATCGTAGACTCGGTTGAGTTCCCTTACCTCTTTTACCCAAAGAGTCGGAAGTGCTGGGACGAGGTTCATCCTTGGATCCAGACATTTGACTTATACGACGTCGGTTATGGCGTACCAAAAGCGCGTTGTAATCGGTCGCGTTATCGGGAAGGAGGTCCATTCGCAAAGTACGTCTGCCAGATTCCTGTGGTAGAACTACAGGGTGTGGGAGTGTACGAAGGAAGAGATTTTCGCCCTTTCGGGGGCTATCTCAACCAATATGCGGGTGGTTTCGCACCAGCGAACTGGAGTTGGGCGTACTCTGCGCAAGATTTTATCGCAGCAGGGACGACTGATTCCCAGGTAGGCCCAGAATATGAGTCTGCAGCATCTTATGGTCCCGCAGCCTGGAATAGATTCAGGCCAAAGGCTCAGCGATTTGACGCGATGCAGTTCCTCTTTGATGATCTCAAAGACCTGCCAACTCAGGTCGCTACCACCGCCGAGTTGATGAGAGATAGTTATCAAGGATTCCTTGCAGGACCTGCAAGGGACTTGTTCACTTCTCGTCAACGTTCACTCGCTCGTGATAGGGTGCTGATGCCAGGAGCGATCCTGAATCAGTATTTAAATTACGAGTTCGGCTGGGCCCCATTCATCGGAGATCTCAAGAAGCTATACCATGCGTATTCGGTCTATAACCGATCGATAGCGCAGCTTCATAGAGATAACTCTAGATGGATAAAGCGGGGTGGGACTGTTCTTTCTGTGCGCGAAACATCAGACGTGACCACTGTTGAAGACTTTGCGGGGTTGGTGTATCCCGCATTGACTTCTGATTTTTTCAGTGGCCACGGAGATGGGTATCACGTTCGTTCGAAACTTTACACATACACTCAACGTGATGTGTGGTTTTCGGGCGAATTTAAGTACCACGTGCCAGCTTATGACGTAGATCCTTCAAAGGCAGATGCCTATGAAGTGATGGGTCAGATGCTCCACTATTACGGTGTGGGCGTTACCCCAAACGTCGTATGGGAACTAACTCCTTGGACTTGGTTGGTTGATTGGTTCTCCAACGTAGGAGATAACGTCGCTAATCTAAGTGCGATGTTCGCCGATCAGCTAGTCAGTCGTGAAGCCTACGTTATGTGTCACGCTAAGAAATTGGCGGTGAACGATTCCACCATCTTCCTACGGGACGGTGATGTGAAATGCTTATGGTATCAAGAGATTGAAACCAAAAAGCGAACGATGGCTAATCCATATGGTTTTGGGTTGTCGTTCGATGATCTTTCCGAACGACAGCTAGCAATCCTTACGGCCTTATTCGGCACACGTGCCGGGTATCCCCGTAAGGGACTCACTGGTGGTCCCAGTTAAGTTTGCGTCTGAAACAGGCTTACGTAGACCTGACCATCAGTAACCTCCTGTGAATACCTTAGGAGATTGACGAATGTTTGCAGATCCACAATCGATCACCATTTCGGATCTTAACGGTGGCTCGGCAATATCATTGCCAAAAGTCATCGATGAGCCGCTGCGGTCCGTCTATAAGTCTAACGACGGTTTGACTACTCTAACGATTAGTCAGAGACTGTCAGGGACTACTGGTACGACTAATAGTCGCACGTCGGCGTTAGTTCGACTCGAGACGAAATTCTTGGGCTCGGACCCGTTGAACGCGGAAAGAAATATCTACCAGCAGATGGCGGTTTCCTTCACCATTGATCACCCGGAGTTCGGGTTTTCAGTGGCTCAGATGGTTAACCGAGCAACAGCACTTGTAACGCTGTTGTCGGCCTCATCTTATGCCGCGGTTACTAAACTCGCGGGAGGAGAACACTAAGTAAAACAGTGAACCCTCTCTGCGGTACCGTGGTTCTTGAGGTGTGATCGTGCGTAGCCCTACGGGGTTTGCTGTGAACGTTCGCTTGATGTTTTACCTCCGTCGTATGTTGGAGGAAGCATGAAAAGCAACGCAAGCAATCTGCTTAAGTTGGCAGCCCGTATCTACGAAGACGCGGTTGCTAGATGTGATGTCATGGTCTCTGATTTACGTGATCTGAAGACCATCAGAGCACGAGTCAAACACGAGGGTGTATCGTTTCTAACGATCACCTTGCCTCAGTTCGCTGATGACTTCCAACGAAGCTTAGCAATTGGGTCTATTGACTCAACAGCCTTCCGAAGTTTCAAGAAGGTTGGAGCAATCCCTAGTTTTCTCCAGGGTATGCTCAGTCAAGTGTTTGACAGAGAGAGTGGAGGCATATATAGTGAATACCCCCAAACATCCAAATCAGTTGCGGCAATCGTCGAGGCGGTCAGACAAGTCTGTCTCGCCTTTAAGAAAGTCGCGCTTGACTGTACGGAAGACCGTACAGCGGATGCAATGGAAGGATTCGCCCAAATTGAGCGAGACCTTCAAGAGTTTTCCCCAGACAGTCAGGAGGTGGCTGATTTTATTAGCTTATCTTCTGTACTATGGACTACTGTTGTATCAAGCTTTCGCAGCTTTGATGCAACACTGGCCCACGGTCCTGGGGCCACCGCCGATGGTGTATCTGGAAATCAGAAATACCGTTGGAAAAGGTGGCATGAACGACTCGAAAATTACTTTCCTTTCTTAGGAAGTGGATATACCCTATCTGCTTTTGACAGTCAGGATTTCGAGACGGTATCGTTCGTGACCTCGCACCAGGAGTTGCCTGTAAAGGTGACTCCGGTGCCTAAGACTCTGAAGGGTCCAAGAGTCATTGCTATTGAGCCTGTGTGCATGCAATATGCACAGCAAGGGATAAGGGACTGGCTTTACAGAGCTATTTCCGAGTCCCGCATTGCTGGCGGTCAGATTAACTTCACTGACCAGTCGGTGAATCAGGAGCTGGCTTTGGCTTCGTCGTACTTCGGCCGGTTGGCTACGGTTGACCTGTCAGAAGCGTCAGATCGTGTACCACATGATTTGGCAATGCGCATGTTTGATAGCAATCCCGAGCTTCGGGAGAGTATCGAAGCATGTCGCTCGACGAATGCGCGCATGCCTGATGGAACCATAATAGGCCCACTCAGGAAGTTCGCATCTATGGGGAGCGCTCTGTGTTTTCCCGTGGAGAGCATGTATTTTTACACGATATGTGTATTAGCTCGACTCAGGATTCACAAGCTTCCACTATCCTGGCGATACGCTTTTCAGGTATCGCGGGATATACATGTGTACGGTGATGACATCATCGTGCCCGCATGTGAGACATCTGTGATTCTCGATTACCTGCGTAAATACAACTGCAAGGTAAATGCCCGCAAGACTTATTATTCCGGGTTTTTCCGGGAGTCATGCGGAGTAGACGCTTATTATGGTGACGACGTTACACCTGTGTATATTCGTCGCCTGCGTCCTGAGAATCATCGGGACCATGCGTCCCTTATCTCGTGGTGCGCAACGGCTAACTCCTTCTACAGGAAAGGCTATTGGCGTACTGCTCAGTATATGTTTACATGTATTGAGCGAGCATCCGGAACTAACCTTCCGTATGTATCCGAAGATAGTGGCGCGTTGGGCCGTAAATCGTTCTTAGGGTACCGCTCCGTCGACAGATGGAACGATGCTTATCAGCGCCTGGAAGTACGGGCGTTGGTTCCTAAACCAGTATATCGCACTGATGTACTGGACGGTTACGGCGCGCTCCAGAAAAGCCTAATGGCCTTACAGGAAAGTGAGGTCGACCCCTTTGGGTTCAACCCCAGAGATAAAAAGCATCTCGAGCGCTCCGAGCAACACGGCGTTGCCGCATTGGAAAGCCGGTGGGTACCAGCCTAAAACCTGGAAAATGTGACTTCCAAGTCACAAGAGGAG